TTAAATTGTTCAACATCCAAATTGTCATGGTAGTGTTTAACAACATTACCATATTCACGTGTAGACAAGATATAAAAACCAACAACACGACATTTTGTTCTATACTTCAGGAGTTTGATGTGTGCTGAAGTTAGTTGGCGAGAACTACAATTACCATCAATAAAAACTTCATGTTTCGTCACATTATCTCTAATGACATAGATGCTTCGGCTACGTGAATTGTCATAGTAACGGCCGCCAGCGCCATCAGAAATACTCAAATTACGATTGCCTTCGCCGTCAGTTAAGAACACGGTGTTGACAACTTGAAGTTTATTGTCTTTCTGGAACTTAGGAACAATTTGCATTGCTGCAAGAATACTTTCATTCAACGGAGTTCCATTCAAACTAAACCAATCAGGTTTGATTTCGAAACGATTACCAAAAGCAAGCAAGGCTGATGCTGCATAAGAGAAATCTTGAGCATTCATTCTACTTGACAATAGGTTCATCAAATTGAAATTAGAAACCATCAAGTCATTCTTTTTGAATAACTGGTAACCAGGATCTCCATAACCATCAGTGAACGCATACACTTCGTAAGGAATTGCAATCTTCTTACAGAACATTACAAGATTCAAAAGTTGGCGGATGGTGTTGTCAATGTGGTCGGTCATAGAACCAGACCAATCGATAAACATTACAAGACCGTGAGACTTGCCGCCAGGTGTAACTGAGATTTTCTTGAAAATGTCTTCGGTGAAGGTATAAGAATAAATCTTATTCATGTTCAATTCACCAGTCTTAGCAACGCTAGCACGTTTCATTTGGTCCGCATTTTTACGGAGTTCAAATTCTTTTACAAGATAAGAGACAACATTCTTGGAATCATTACGAAACTTCTGAAAGGCTTTAACATCAGTTCCGTTTTTGGTTGTTGCATGACCCCATTCATCTAGTTTTTTGCGAACATCGTCCCTATGTCTCTTCCAGAGATACTTATAATCGATGACGATTTTGTCCAATTCTAATGTTGGCACATTTCCATAGTAATAAGTCTTATTTTCTTTAGAAAACAAGCGTTCTTCATTACGGCGATAAGACTCATCTGTCTCTGAAACGATAGGTTTAGGTTCTTCCTGTTCACCACTATCATCATTGTCTTCTTGAGATATTGTGTTTTCAGGTTTTTCATTAACTGAATTGTCGGAACCACCTGTACCGTTTCCAGCATTTTTACCAGATTGAGTGGAATCACCTTCCGCTTCATCTTCTTCTGGTTCAGACTGTTGGTTTCCATCGTCATATTCAGAAATTTCATCTTCATCATCTTCGATAATTTCTGATTTTTGCTTTTTTTGCAATTTTTTCTGTTTTGCTTCTTCTTTTTGTTGTTCTTCCATGAAAACAACAACTTTTTTGCATACAGTAATCACATCTTCATAAGAGGAAGTTGTTTCAATTTCATTCAAAAGGTATTTTTCGTCTTCGGAAAATGTAATTCCAAGTTCAATACCTGCTTTACAATGCAAATTTACTCGGTCAATGAAATTTAGTTCATTGATATTCTTGTTTTGAGTGCCAAAAAAGTCTTTTCTGACCAATTCCTTGTAAGCTCGAATGAAATTCTGACGAATACCTGGATATTTCTGTTTGACTTTTCGTTCAATGCGAGAATCTTCAATAACATTCATCACAGACATAGGCAATTTCAAGCCAAAAGCTCTTTTCAGACCATCAAGTGGTGTGTAAAGTGCGTGTCCTACTTCATGGCCAAGAAAAAGGTCGTATTCGTCTGACGAAATGTTCTTGTCTAGAATCGGAATAGTCAGGATTCGATTCTCCACATCAAAACAAGCAGTACCAACGTTGCGTTGTTCGATATGTAGATTTTCAGTAGCCATCAATTTAGCTAAAATCGACTTAGATTGAGAAAGTTCCATAGATGTTCCTTGTTACAAGACAGTTTTGTGTGTCCATTGTAACATTATTTAATAGAAAAGTCAAGTGGTGTTGTTTTTTTAAGACGAAACTTCAGAAATATACAAAACACCGTCTTCAGCTCTTAAATTTAAGACAGTTCCTTCTTTCCAACCTTTAATTTCAATAATTTCTGGAGGAATAGTAAGAATTCCGTCACCGGTGCCGTCACCAGCGTCTTCTATAGTAGCAGACCAAGTCTTTTCAACGATATTCTTGTTGGAGTTGTTCATATTTTTCTAAATCCTGTTCAAAACTTGATTGGACTGCCCATTTTCGGACAATTTGGTCTAGTGTATGGAAATCGTATGTTGGATTTTGCGTTTCCTGAATAGGAGAATCGGATGTTTGCATGTATTAGCGCCTCATGTTAGAAATGTCCTTCGCTTGGTCGTCTGTGAAGACTGGAACAGCATTGGACTTATGCATCGTTGCGATGCCCTTAACCATGGAGCCTGTATAAACCTTAGGTTTAGACTTTGTGCCAATATTAGAGTCTGTAAGTGGTGTAACACGTGAAGGATAATTTGGTGTCTCACGGACATAAGGTCCTTTGACAACCAAATCTTTACCAATAACAGTGGTAGTTTTACCACGTGAGAAATTGGTCTTCATACTATTGACAGTGTTGAGCCATTCCAAATATTGCTCGTGTTGAGCCTTAGGCACTTTACGTTTCTTTGACTTAGGTGTATTACAGTGTATAAACATACTAATCTCCATAGATATGATGTATTATACACTAAATTTAATACTTGTCAATACATATGTTGTTTTTTTACAACACTACTTTCTGAAACGTCTAGCATCATTATACCAATCAACTTCATAAGGGTCATATTCTTTATTCCTCTTACTCAGTTCTTTTGTTTTATCTCGCTTTTTCTTGTCATAACGATTTGGCTTTAGGCCAAAATCTTCACTATAATCATAAAAGTCATTTTTTTTGCGAAACTTTTCCACAAATTTTGACACTTTGAATTACTCCCTTAATTTTTGTTTCGGGTGCGTTATGCATGTCATTCTCAGAGACATAAAAATATTCTGCTTGGGGATAACATGCTTTCACCAATCTCAATAAGTTGGTTACTGTATTATTGGAATCGTTGAAAATGAATACCTCATCTACACAGGATAAGGCTTGAATGATGGAACGGCGTTCAACAAAGTCTTGCATATAACCGCCTTTGTTGGACATAAGATAATGGTCTGAATGGATGCCGACAACTAGCCAGTCTGCTTTAGATTTGCAAATTTGTAAAAATTTTAAATCTTCATATGAAAGTGGGTCATAATCTCCACAGACAATGGCAATTTTTTCTTTTCGGGACATTATGGGATAAGATTAGGGAAGGCCTCTTTTACGAATTTATAATTTAAACCCTTCACACTCAAATCTTTATTAAAAATTCCCATAACAACTTCAGATTCTCTCGGTTCTAGATTTTCCAACAACTCCAGCAAAAGTTGTGTTCTCTTGTGTTCTGTCAACTTTTCGGACGTTGGATCGCCTTTGCGGAATAAGTATAACTTTCTCATTTCCGTGGAAAGTTGTAGATAACTCATTCCTGCTGGAACATCTTTAGGTTTATAACCATCAGGCATTTCTTTAAAGTGCCACTGATAGTCCGGATGAAAAGTATACATCAATACTTCTGTTAAGGTTTTAGATAAGTTTTTCCCGATAACTTCCATTCTCTCTTGCTTATTTGTAGCAAGTTCAAATTCATCCATTACTTCATAAATGTTTTTCATTAAAATTCCTCAATCACGTCCAGTAAATTTTTCAGTTTATATGTGATAAAATAGTTAAGTAGTTTTTGTCTAGACACTGGCTTAGTATCATTATAAGTATTTATAATTTTGTCTTGTATGTCTTTTGGTATTTTTTTCAAATCAATCAGTGTTGCATTACGGATAAAATTTGCCCGGTCTGTTTCACTATAATCTTCAACATCTTCCCAAAGGTACTTATCCAATAGTCCTTTTGTCACAGCCTTTTGTTTGATTTCACGCACAAAACAATCCGCAGGTGAGAACATGTTTGGAATACCATCACCCTTATCACCACGAATAATTTTCTCTTTCAAGTCCATAAGTGGACTCTCAGACTTCAAATATTTCTTTAGTGCTGGGTTGTATTGTTTAACATTATCACCATACTGTTGTAATTGTAGGAAATCACCATCCGATGATAGAATCAAAATCTTCTGTTCACGGGAAAATATAGGAACTAGAGTTCCAATAATGTCGTCAGCTTCGGCACCATCAACATCGATGACTTTGTAAGGAAAGTTTTCTTTGAGTTCCACTTTAAACTTAGCCAACATCTCAAAAATGAGGTGCCAGTCCAGTGCAGACTTTTCACGGGTCTTTTTACGACCTGCCTTGTAGTGTGGAAAGAACTCCTTGCGCCAATATTTGCGGTTGTCACAACAGAGTACAACTTCACCATATTCGTTGCGGAAGTTCTTTAGGTGCATCCTAAGAATGTTCAGTACCATGTGTCGTACCAAATCTTCTTCTAGTTTGATGCCTTTTTTGTTAGAGATTTGAGCCATGAGTCCTGCTAATAGGACTTGGTTCAGGTCAACAAGAATCATAATGAATCCAATAAATTAAAACACTATTTTAACAGTTTTCTTTT